GTCGCGCTATCTCTCTCCACGCTGTGACAGCAGAGATCAACAACGATGGAGGGGTTGCTGTGGATGCCCGTCGCCAGCGCCTCGAGCGACTGTTGGAGCGGCTGACCGAAGAGGTTGAGGTCGCTGACGCCCGTGAGCTTCCCGGTCTGGCCCGTGAGGTGCGTGCGACACTGTCCGACCTGGACGCGTTGCCCGCCGCGAGGCCGGACAGTCCCACCGACGAGGTGACTAGGCGGCGGGAGGCCCGCCGCCGGAAGGCGTCCGGCGAGTGACGGTCATCGACCTCGCTTCGGTCGCACCGCGAATCCAGCATCTTCCGCGGTTCTCCACGTCCGCCGGGGATGAGGCGATCGACCAGGCCGCGGCGGCCGGGCTGCACTTGGATCCATGGCAGCAGCACGTCTTGCGGACGTCGTTGGGGGAACGCCCGGACGGGCGGTGGGCGGCGTTCGAGGTTGGTCTGGTCGTGGCCCGTCAGCAGGGCAAAGGCTCGGTGCTCGAAGCGCGGGAGCTGGCTGGGCTGCTGCACTTCGGCGAGAAGCTCATCATGCACACCGCGCACGAGTTGAAGACGTCGATGGAGCACTTCCTGCGGCTGGTGCGGCTGTTCGACTCATCCGATGACCTGCGTAAACGGGTCAAGCGGGTGATGACCGCGAACGGCAAAGAGGGCATCGAGATGGTCAATGGTGCCCGGCTGCACTGCATCGCCCGGTCGAAGGGCTCTGGCCGCGGGTTCTCCGGCGATCTGGTGGTTTTGGACGAGGCGTACGCGCTCACTCCGGAACAGATGGAAGCCACCATGCCGACGATGCTGGCGATGGACAACGCGCAGGTGTGGTACACGTCGTCGCCGCCGCTGGACCCGGTGTCCGGTGCTGTGCTGATGAAGGTGAAGCGCCGCGGCGAGTCCGGGCTCGAGGAACGGCTGGCGTGGTTCGACTACGGGCTCGCCGGCTCGCTGGACAACCTGCGCGGCATCGACCTGGACGACCGGGCTAACTGGTACGCGGCGCTTCCCGCGCTGCGTTCCGGGCGGGTGCGGGAAGAGAACGTCGAGGCCATGCGGAAGATCCTCACCACGGATCAGGGTTTCGCACGGGAGATTCTGGGGATTTGGCCGCCGGACCTGTCCGTGGGCCATCTTGTGATCCCGGCCGACGACTGGTCGCAGGCTCGTGACCCGGAATCGGTTGTGGCCGGCGCGCTGGTGTTTTCCGCCGCCGTCGCACTTGACCGGTCCAACGCGGCCGTCGCGCTGGTCGGCGCCCGGTCCGACGGGCTGCGCCACCTCGAGGTGGTGGAGACCGGCAAGGGTGCCGGCTGGGTCGTCCCGTCGCTGGTGCGGCTGGTCGCGCAGCACAAGCCGGCCGCGGTGGTGATCGACGAGTTCGGGCCGACCGGCTCGCTGATCCCGGACCTCGAAGAGGCCGGGGTGAAGGTGGAGCGGATCGGCACATCGGACGCGGCACGGGCGTTCGGCATGTTTTACGACGGCATCTGCGGCGTCGAGTACGTCGACAAAGACACGCAGGAGACGGTGAATCCGCGGAACCTGCGGCACCTCGGCCAGGGCGAGTTGTCCGCCGCTGTGGCGGGTGCGGTGAAACGCAGCCTGGGGGATGGGTCGGCGTGGGACCGCAAGAACGCCGCCGTCGACATCACCCCACTCGTGGCGGTCACCAACGCGAACTGGGGATACGCCCACTTCGGCCAGAAGAAGACCCCAACTCCGTGGGTTGCCTACGCATGACGGGAGCGCCGGCGTGAGCTTGTGGTCCCGTTTCCTCGGGCTGTTCCGGAGTGCAGAGATCGAGCGGTACGACCTCACCCAGCACGGCTATGACCGGATGCTGTTCGGCGGCATGTCGTACCCGCTGACCGGGTTCACCATGAACCGCACCACCGAGCAGGTCGACAACAGCTTTGTCGGGTATGTGCAGGGGGCGTACAAGGCGAACGGGGTGGTGTTCGCCACCTCGCTGGCCCGGTCGATGCTGTTCACAGAGGCGAGGTTCAAGTTCCGCCGCTACGGCGACCCCGGCACGTCGGACCTGTTCGGCACCCCCGACCTGACCATTCTTGAGCGGCCGTGGCCGAACGGGTCGACCGGCGACCTGCTGGCGCGGATGGAGCAGGACGTCACCGGGTGCGGGAACTTCTTCGCCGCCCGCGAAGGGAACCGGCTGCGCCGGCTCCGCCCGGACTGGGTGGAGATCATCCTGTCGGCTCCGCCCGACCAGGCGGTCGAGTGCGACGTGGTGGGGTTCAAGTACACCGTCGGCGGACCCATGTCCAAGGGCGAAACCCGCCTGTACCTGGTGGATGAGGTGGCGCACTGGGCGCCCGTGCCCGATCCGGAAGCCCTGTATCGGGGCATGTCCTGGTTGACCCCGGTACTCACAGAGATCACCTCCGACAAGGCTGCGACGCGGCACAAGCAGAAGTTCTTCGAGAACGCCGCCACCCCGAACCTGTCCGTCTCGCTCAAGGAGACGGTCACCCTGGAGCAGTTCCAGGAGTTCATGAAGGCGATGAACGCCGCCCACCAAGGCGTCGACAACGCCTACAAGACCCTGTACCTGGGTGGCGGAGCCGACGTAAAGGTCGTCGGCGCGGACCTGCGGCAGTTGGACTTCAAGCAGGTCCAAGGCGCCGGCGAGACGCGCATCGCCGCGGCCGGCCGGGTACCGCCGATCATCGTCGGGCTCTCCGAGGGTCTGCAGGCCGCCACCTACTCCAACTACGGGCAGGCCCGCCGCGCGTTCGGCGACCACTTCGCCCGCCCCCAGTGGCGGTCCGCGTGCGCCGCCCTGTCCGTCCTGGTGGATGTGCCCGACGGGTCGGAGCTCTGGTACGACGACCGGGACATCGCGTTCCTGCGCGAAGACCGCAAAGACCTCGCCGAAATCCAGCAGGGTCAGGCGCAGACCATCCGCACCCTCGTCGACGCCGGCTACGAAGCCCAAACCTGCGTCGATGCCGTGCTGGCCGAGGACTTCTCCCTGCTCCGCCACTCCGGGTTGTTCAGTGTGCAGCTGCAACCGCCCGGAACCGTCGCCCCCGCCGAAGCGCCCACGGAGGTGCCCGCGTGAACACATACAGCCGCACCTTCGCCCTCGACACGATCGAAATCTCCCGGTCGCATTCCGACGGGCGCACCGTCGAGGCGTACGCGGCGGTGTTCAACACCCCGGCCGAGGTGCGCGACCAGCATGGCCACTACACCGAGGTCATCTCCCCGACCGCGTTCAATAAGACGCTGGCCGAACGGTCGAAGAAGGTCGGCGTTTTCTACAACCACGGCTACACCCTGGCCGGGTCGCCGGACATGCTCGGCTCCGTCCCGATCGGCACGCCGCTGGAAATCCGCGCCGACCAGCGGGGCCTGTTCACCGTCACCCGCTACAACAGGTCGGCCCTCGCCGATTCGGTGCTCGAGGCCATCCGCAACGGAGACATCACCGGCCAATCGTTCCGCGGCCGAATCTTCCAATCCACCCCCAACCGGGTGCCGTCCCACCGCGCCGGGCAACCGCTGCCGACGGTGACCCGCACCGAACTCGGGTTGACCGAGTACGGGCCCACCCCGATGCCCGTGTACGAAACCGCCGCTATCACCGCCGTGCGGGCCGAGCAGATCGCCGCGTCGATCGCCGGCCTGACCGAAGACGAGCGGGCCGAACTGGTCCGCATGCTCGCGTCCACCACCCCGTCCGGGTCGGAGACGCCCGCCACCCCAGAGGTTGGGGCCGGCGCCGAGGAGCCGCGCAAGCACTCCGGTCGGATGGAGTGGATCGCCCTGCGGCGGTCCATGCGTGAGCAGGGAGTTCTCACCCGTGTCTAAGAAGACCGAGACCCTGGCCGCCGAGCTCGAAGTCATCCGTACGGAGCTGACCGAGCTGGAGCAGGTCGAGGAACCCACCGACGAGCAGGTCGAGCGCGCCAAGTCGCTGCTCGGCGACTGGGACACCAAGAAGACCGCCTACGACGCGTCAGTCGAATACGACAACAAGATCGAAGCCGTTCGGTCGGCGGCGCTGGCCGGCCGGTCCGAGTCCGGCGACGGCGCGAAGTTCGGCGCACCCGAGGTCATGAACCGGGTCGACCCGTTCGAGGTGCTGCGTTCCGGCGGCATCGGCATGGACCAGGCCGAGATCAAGCGGGCCCTGGTTGACGGGAACCTCAAGGCCGTCGAGGACCGCATCGATGACGCCGACAACGAGAAGCACTTCGAGAAGGTCATCAAGCGGCACGCCGGCGACACGCAGTGGGCGGCGAACATCCTCGCCCGCTCCCGCCCGGAGTACGAATCGGGCTGGGCGAAGCTGATGATGGGCCGGCCGGAACTGCTGACCGACATCGAACGCACCGCCATGTCGTCGGGTTCGAACACCAACGGCGGCTACCTGATCCCGACCCACCTCGACCCGACGATCATCCTGACGAACTCGGGCACGTCCAACGTGATCCGGTCGATTTCGCGGGTGGTCACGCTGACCGAGGGAACCACCTGGAACGGTGTCACCTCCGCCGGCGTGACGGCGTCGTGGGACGGTGAACTTGCCGAGGTGTCCGACGACACCCCGACGTTCGCCCGCGTCAGCGTGGCCACGAACGTGGCGCAGTCGTTCGTGCAGGCGTCGATCTCGGCGTTCGAAGACATCTCCGGGCTGCAGTCCGACGTGATGATGATGTTCGCCGACGCCCGTGACCGGCTCGAAGGGGCCGCGCACGCCACCGGTTCCGGTTCGTCGAACCAGCCCAAGGGAATCGTCACCGCCCTGGACGCGTCCACCGGTGTGGAAATCACGTCAACGACGGCGGCGACGATCGGCGAGGTCGACCTGCACGCCGTCTACCGCGGTGTGCCGGTCCGGTGGCGTAACCGCGGCACCTGGCTGACGAACCCGCTGTACTCGCTGGCGGTCAAGCGGCTCGGCACCGCCGTGTCCAGTTCGTACTCCGGCGACCTCACCCAGCCGGTGTCGGAGCGTTGGCTCGGTCGGCCGGTCGTCGAGTCCGACGACATGCCCACCACCCAAACCACCACCGCACTCGACAACGAGATCATCTACGGGGACTTCTCCCAGTACCTGATCGTCGACAAGCCCGGCTCCATGTCCGTCGAGTTCATCCCGCACCTGTTCAACACGTCGAACAACCTGCCCGACGGCCGCCGCGGCTGGTACGCCTACTGGCGCACCGGCGCCGACGCCACCTACATCGGCGCCTTCAGGATCTTGCAGGACAAGACGTCGGCGTAACACCACGACCGGAAGGGCCGGGAGTCTCGCAGGGCACCCGGCCCTTCCGCATGCCCTGCGACGCCCTGCAAGGAGAAACCATGAAACTGCGAGTCAAGCCGTGGGAAGGGGCGGTGACGGTCGCCCACCCCGCCACCGGACAATTCGTCGTCCCCGACCGGTCCATCTACTACACCGACGACGACCCGCTCGTGCAGGCGCACCGGTGGCTGTTCGCCACCGACGCCGAAATCAACGCCCAGTACGACCAGCAGACCGCCGTCCCCACCTCCGTACCCGTCGGGGAGAAGCGCCGCGGCCGTAGGCCCGCCCAGTGATCGAAGGGTCAGTTCTGCCGGCGTTCCTGGAACCCGACGAGGTGTCCACGTCGTTCGCCCTGTCCTACCGGGACCTGTGCGTCCGCGACGCCCTGTTCTCGCAGCGCATCTACACCAAGGACAAAGGGCCCGGCGAGTTGCGGCTGTTTACCGGCGCCGGGCAGATAGCAGCCAACCGGAACAAGGCGGTGCGGGCGTTCCTCGACGGGTCGCAGGCTGAATGGTTGTGGTTCATCGACTCGGACATGTCGTTCACCGACACGATCGTCGATGACCTTGTGGCGTCGGCGGACCCGACCGAGCGGCCGGTGATGGGCGGGTTGTGTTTCGCCGCGCTGCGCCCGCGGGCCGTCGCCGAGCATCCGCTGCGGGCGCACCGCTTCTTGATCCAGCCCACCATCTACGGCTGGGTGGACACCGACGACGAGGTCGGTGTGGTGCCGTTCCTCGACTACCCGCGGGAGTCGATCGTCGAATGCCAGGCCACCGGTGCGGCGTGTCTGCTCATCCACCGCGACGTCATGGAGAAGGTCCGCGCCCAGTACGGCGAGTCGTGGTTCACCGAATGGACCCACCCGACCGGGCTGAAAGGCAAACCCCGCACCTTCTCCGAGGACATCTCGTTCATGTTCCGGCTCGCCGCCTGCGGCATCCCCGTGCACGTGAACACCGCGATCAAAACGTCGCACTACAAGGGGTACCTGTACCTGGATGAGGACACCTTCGACGCGCAGCAGGCCGCGCTGTGAAGGTGTTCCGGGAGTCGGTGTTCACCCAGGCCAGGGACACCTGTCCCCGCCCGGACTGGTGGCACGCCACCGACCCGCAATCCACCGAGCTGGAAGTCACCGAGCTGGTGGCCGGGTTCGTGCGCGCGCTGCAACCCGAGTATGTGGTGGAGACCGGCACCTGCGTGGGGCAGACCGCGAAGGCCATCGGCGCGACGTTGGCGCGTAACGGCCACGGCCGCCTCGACACGCTGGAGGTCGAGGCGGACCGTGCCGCCTACTCACGCACCCAATGCGACGGGCTACCCGTGACCGTTGTCGAAATGTCGTCGCTGGAGTTCACCCCGGCCGGGCCGATCGGGTTCGCGTGGCTGGACTCGCGCATGGAACTACGGGTGCCCGAGTTCGACAGGTTCCGGCCGTGGCTGGAACCGGGCGCGATCGTCGGCATACACGACACCGCACCCCACATGGGTGTACACGGCACACACGTGGAGCAGTTGGCCGGCACCCGACCGATCCGTCTGCGCACACCGCGCGGCGTCACGTTCGTGGAAGTTCTGTAGGGAGGCCGTGATGGCTGTCGGCGCCGCACCCGTAGCCGTGAACGTGTCCACCGGCGAACTGTCGTACGAGGAAGGCGTCGTAGCATCCACGCCGCAGGCCACCGATCAGGGTTCGCTGTTGGCGTGGACGTTCGACCCGTCGAACGTCGCCAACGGTGTCCAAACCTCCGCCGGTGTGCTGTACACGGCGAAAGTGGTCCTGCGGTCCGCGGCCACGGTTTCGAAGCTGTGGGTGATCGTCACCACCGCCGGTGGCACGTTGACCGCGGATCAGAACTTCCTCGCCCTGTACAACGCGGCCGGCACCCGGGTCGGGGTGACCGCCTCGCAGCACACCGCATTCGCTTCGGCGCAGATCCTCGGCGCCGACCTGACCACCCCGTACGCGGCGCCGGCCGGCGCCTACTACATCGGCATCCTCACCAACGGATCCACGCAGCCCACCTTCCTGGCCGGCACGGTGCTGAACAAATCGTCATCGTCGGTGGGTAACGCCGGCCAGGTCGCCGCCAACGGGCTCCGGTACGGCTTCACCGGCTCCGGGCAAACCTCCACCCCCGCGTCGATCACCGTCGGATCGATCGACCCGAACCTGTCGGCCACCTTCTGGGCGGCGGTGTCCTGAACCGGTGAGGAGCAACCCATGGCGCTGCTGACGTTCGACCCCGAATACGGCGACGACGGCTCCATCGGCATGACCCTGGCCGTCACCGAAGGGCCGATGCTCATCGCCGGCCAGTCGTTCACCGGCGCCGGCCAACTGGCTGACGGGACACCGTTCGCGTTCTCCGGCACCGCCGCCGACCAGCAAGGCGTCTTCGGTCTACCGGAGGCCGAGGGCTGGATAACCGAGGTGGTGTCGGAGGACCACGTGTCCGGCACTGCCCGCTATCGGGCCCGGCCGCAATGACCACGTTCACCGGCCGGCTCACGCTGGCCGACGGCACACACGTCGACTATGCCGGTGATGCCCCGCCGCGGCTGCAGGTGGGCTGGTGTCCGCCGAACACCAACAACGCCGACCTGTCGGCGCAGATCGCGAAGTTTCCCGGCACGAAGTTCATGCGGCTGTTCTCCTCCGGCGGGCTGCCATCGTGGACCAGCTCGTACCTGAACCTCGTTCCGGCCGATGTGACGATCCACCTGTCGTTCAAGACGTGGCCGCAGGACGTGCCGGCGTGGCTCACCTCCAGACCCACCGACCGGCGGACCCCGTTCTACCTGACCCTGGATCACGAGCCGGAGCAGCAGGACGGCGGCGACCCCACCCCGGCGCAGTACAAGCAGGAATGGAAGGAACTCGCCGCCGCCCTGGCTGGGCATCCGCGACGTGCCGAAGTCCTGCTCACCCCCACCTACACCGAGTACGCGGCGACGAAGGGCTCCAACGCCGCCCGCTGGTATTCGGACTTCGGCGTCGTGTCGAGCTACGAGGGTGTGGACGCGGTCGGGTTCGACATCTACAACACCGGCTACAACACGTACCGCAGCCCGGCGCAGATGTTCGCCTTCGCGCTCGACCATGCCCGCGCCCACTCGCTGCCGCTGGTCGTGGCGGAGTGGGGCATCGAACGCAAAGGCTCCGACGCTTCCGGGTCGAACGCCGGCACGCAGTGCGCGCAGTTGATGCGCGGCCAGGCCCACTACCTCGCGCAGCAGCCGGAAGCCCGCGGATTGGCCTGGTACTACCGCGGCGGCTGCAACCTCGACACCCGCACGCCGGAGAACCAGGCCCTGACCGACCTGATCGCCGAATACGGGGGTTGACGTGGACCGCGCCAAGTCGGGGCTGTGGCTGCCGCACGGCTTCAACTTCACCGAACACCGCAAGACCGTCCGCACCGTCACCCTGCCCAACGGCCGCAAGGCGAAGGTCACCGTCGACGACTCAGGGACCGTCATGCACCAGGAAGACGACACCGGCATTTCAGCGGTGGTTCGACCCAAGACCGTGCGGATCCAGATCAGGAGCGTGTCGTCGTGAGCAGAGCCGAGGATCTGCGCGCCGAGCTGGCGTTGCTGCAACTTGAGGAGGACTTCGCCGCGGCCAAGCAGGCGGGCGAAGTCACCGCCGAGCAGAAGGCCGAGCTGCGGGAAGCACGCCGCCGGTTCCGCGAACAGCGCGACGGCTCGGCGTCGGCGGCGCCAGACACGGTGCGCGCGTCGGCCACGGTGAAGGAGTCCTGACATGGCGGTCACCGCATCCGGGCTGTACGGGCTCACCCTGGAAAAGTTCCTCAACGCCACATCCCTGCCCACCTCTGGTTTGGAGTCAGAGACCGCGGTGAAGGTGCTGATGGTCACCGACTCCGAGTCGCCGAACTTCGACACCCACAACTTCCGCGACGACATCGCCGCCGAAGTGTCCGGCACCAACTACACCGCCGGCGGGGTGGCGATCACCTCCACCGAGGTCACCTTGTCATCGGGTGTGCTCACCTACGACGCGGCGGATGCGTCCTGGGCGTCGTCCACCATCTCTAACGCGATGGCAGCGGTCGGCTACTTCGCCCGCGGCGGCGCATCCAGCGCGGACGAGTTGGTGTTCCTGTCCGACTTCGTCACTGCTGCATCGACCACGAACGGCACGTTCACCATCCAGTGGCACGCGTCGGGGATCTTCACCATCGACTACACGCCGTAGGTAGGCCATGGAGCTGACCTGGACGGCCGAGGGCGGCTCCGACGAAACCACGGTCTCCACCGGGAACTCCGGCGGCAGCTCGGGAACCGCCTGGGACACCGTGAACATCGGCACGGACGCCACGCTGGTGTACGACACGGCGCAGGCCGCGCACGGTTCGCTGTCGATGCGGCACGCCACCGGAGCGACCTCGACCACCGCTAACGCCATCTGGGACACGGCGATCGGCACCCCGGTAGCCCGGATGTACGGCCGGATCTACATCCGGTCGGCGGACATGACGAACAACCGTTCGATTCTGCGGATCCGCACCGGCACCACCCAGATCATCCGTTTACAAATAAACGCGTCGGGCGAGCTGGAACTGCGGAACTCCGCCAACACCGCCGTCGACACGTCCACCACCGTCCTGTCGGACAACACCTGGTACCGCATCGAGTTCGACGTCCGCCCAGGCAATCCGGTCACGAACACGGTCAACCTGTACGTCGGCGACTCGACATCGCTGACGGAGGCCCTGTCGGCGAGCTCCAACTACTCGTCCGGCACAGACATCGACGAATTCGGTGTCGGGAACTTCGCCGCCGGGTCGAACGCGCCGAACACATGGTTTGACTCGATCCAGATCAACGACACGGCGCTGCCGGGCCCGGCCACCACCAACGCCACCGCCACACCCGGTGTCATCGCCTGCGTCGCGGCGCTGCCCGCTGCAGGCAAGGCGGCCGGGTCCACACCCACGCCCGCGGCTATCGCCGCGGTGGCGGCCGTGCCGGCGGTCACCCTGACAGCCGGGTCGACGCTCACCCAAGCCACGATCACGGCGACGGTCACCCTGCCCGCCGCTTCGACCGCCGCGGACTTCACCGCCACGCCGACGACAACCGCGACCGCCGCGGCGTTCCCAGCCGCCGCCGCCACAGCGGAATCCACACCCACACCGGCCGTGGTCCCTGCTGTGGCGGCGTTGCCTCAGGTGGTCGCCGGAGGCAACGCCACCGCCGAACCGGGCACCATCTCCGCCACGGTGGCCGTCCCGGCGGTGTCGGTGGTCGCGGACGCGGCTCCGTCGCCGGCACCCACGACCACGACGGTGGCCCTGCCTGCCGCCGCTGCAACCGGCGGGTCGACGGCCACCCCATCCGCTACCGCCACAACTGTGGCGTTGCCGGCGGCGACGGTGACCGCCGACAGCTCCGTCACCCCAGCGACCACCGCTGCAGCCGCGGCCGTGCCGCAGGCGAACCCGTCGGCAGGATTCACTGGAACCCCAGCCACCATCTCGGCCGTAACTACGCTGCCGTCGGTCGGGTTGTCGGCCGGGTCAACAGTCACACTGGACCCGACCGCAGCGGTGGCTTCGCTGCCGATGGCGCTGCCAGTCGGCACGGGCTCGGCCGCCGTCACCCCCGACTCAATCGCGGCGACGGTGACCCTGCCCACGTCAGCCCGGACAGCCGAAGTCGCCGTCACCCCCGAACCGGTCAACGTCGTCACCACCATCCCGGCGGGAAGCCTGCTCCTAGGCGCCGCCGTCTCCCCGAACGCGTTCACGGTCACGTTCGCGTTCCCGCTGGTGCGCATCCGCGGCCCAGTTCCGGCCATGTCCGCACCGACCGTGGCTGAAGCGGTGACCTCATCCGCCGCAACTGCTGGCCGCTACACCTCGACCGTGACCGTCTCGGCCAGCACCTCAACGGCCACAGTCACCGCGGCCAGCACCTCATCCGCTGCGGCCGCCGGTTCCGCGGCGTCGTCCCCGACCGTTGGAGGCTGAGCGTGGCCGCATCCGTCTTCCACGAGGGCGCCGACGAGCAGGCCACCCTCACCAACACGTTCACCGTCTCCGGCGTCGCCACCGACCCGACCGCCATCTCGCTGGCGGTCACCACACCGGCCGGGACGACGTCCACATACACGTACGCCCTGGCCGAGATCACCAAAACGTCGACCGGCGTCTACACAAAAGACATCGCCTGCACCGAAGACGGCGTGTGGAAGTACGTGTGGACCGGCACCGGCACCGCCTCCGATGTGGTCGCCGGCACGTGGACGGTATTCACGGCCGATCTCCAGCGCAACTACTGCACGGTCGAGGAGTTGAAGTCGCGGCTCGGCATGGCCGCGACGGACACGGCCGACGACTTCGAGATCCGGCTCGCGGTCGACACCGCCTCACGGGAGATCGACGACTGGTGCCAGGACCAGTTCTGGCGCAGCACAGCCACCCGCACATTCACCGCCGACTGCGCATATCTGTTGGACCTCGGCCCCTACCCGCTGATCTCGGTCACCACGTTGAAGACCGACCAAGCCGGCGACGGCACGTTCGAAACGACCTGGTCCGCGTCGGACTACCAGCTCCTGCCGCTGAACGTGACGACGCTGGCCGAGCCGAAGCCCTACCGGCAGATCAAATCCGTAGCGTCCAACACCTTCCCCTATGGGCGTGAACTCGGCGCCCGGGACGACCGGGTGGAGATCGTCGGCGTGTACGGCTGGCCGACCGTGCCGGCCGCGGTGAAACAGGCCTGCCTCATCCACGCCGCTGAGCTGCTGAAGTTGAAGGACGCCCCGTTCGGGGTGGCCGGGTTCGGCGACTTCGGGCCTGTCAGGGTGCGGATGAACGCGCGCGCGCAGGCGTTGCTGAGCCCGTACCGGCGGCTTCCGGTGCTGGTGGGCTGATGGCGCCCACCATCGAACAGATCATGGACGGGCTGGAGGCCCGGCTGGCCACGATCTCCGGGCTGCGGGTGTCGGACGTGTCGCCGGGGCAGATCAGCCCGCCGTGCGCGATCGTCGGCGTCCCCGCAATCACCAGCTACCACGCCACATTCGGGTCGGGGCGGATGACGCTGGACGACCTGACCGTCACCGTCCTCGTGTCGGCTGCCATCGACCGGGTCGGGCAGAAGAAGCTCGCCGGCTACGCCAACCCCACCGGCTCCACCTCGATCAAGGCCGCCGTCGAGGGCGACAAAACGCTGGGCGGTGTCGTCGACGACTGCATCGTCGTGTCGTTCCGGCCGCTCGGCCTCGACGAGGTCGGCGTCGTCGGCTACTTCGGCGGCATCTTCCAGCTACGCGCGATAGCGATCGGAGCCTGACCATGACCGAGTATGTGCGCGCCCGGGTGACCGGCAGATTGCCGATCCGCGACGCTGCCACCCGCGAGTCCGTACCTTTCGGCGGCGAGGTGCGGCTGCTCGCCCGGCAGCGGGGCACCGGCAACGAACTGTGCGCCCGCCACCCGCGCAGCGGCATCGACGAGCCGAAGCAGCCGTGCACCTGCGGCTCCGCGGTCGTCGAGCTGCTGGTCGCCGGTGGACACATCGAACTGATCCCCGAAGAGAAGTCGAAGGGCAAGCCCTGATGGCGGTGTTCGCGCTCACCGACGCGTTCTGCTACATCGCCGGCCACGACTTCACCGGCGATTCCAACCAGCTGTCCCTGTCGTGCGAAGCCGACCAGTTGGATTCGACGGTGTTCGGGTCGGGTGGGTGGCGCAGCTACACGCAGGGGTTGAAAACGTCGGCGTTGGAGCTCGGCGGGTTTTGGCAGTCGAACACATCCGACGCGGTCGACCCGGAGATCTTCGACAACCTCGGCGGCGCCGCCCGGATCACCACGCTCGGCGGTTCGGCCACCGAAGGCTCCCCTGCGTACATGCTGCAATCTTTGAAACATAGTTACAGCCTGCTCGGGCAGATCGGCGAACTCGCCCCGTTCTCGCTGCAGGGCTCGTGCCGGGACGCGGTCGGGGTCGTGCGCGGCCAGCTGGCCAAAGAGAAAGGCGCAGTGTCCAGCACCGGGGCCACCGGCACCGCCCTGGAATTGGGCGCGGTGTCGGCGTCGCAGTACGTGTACGGCACATTCCACGTGTTCGGCACACCCGGCACCACGATCACGGCGGTGGTGGAGTCCGACGACGCGGACACGTTCGGGTCGGCGACGACGCGGATCACGTTCGGGCCGATCACCGCCGCCGGCGGGACGTGGGGCACCCGCGTCGCCGGTTCGATCACGGACACGTGGTGGCGGGTGCGGGTCACCGCCGTCACCGGCACGTTCACGATCGCGTGCGCGATCGGCATTCAGTAACCCCCAACCTTTCTTGGCCACCGGAGCTCCCGGTGGCTTCTTCGCGACCTGAGGAGCCACCATGGCCGTGTTTGCGCTGACCAACGCGTACGTGACCGTCAACGCGGTGGATCTGTCCGACCACTGCAAGCAGGTGACCATCGAGATGGAAGCCGACCAGCTCGACTCGACCGGTTTCGGGTCGACCGGCTGGCGGTCGTACATCGGCGGGTTGAAGCAGGGCACGGTGGCGTTCGAGTTCATGGACGACTTTGCGTCATCCTCGGTGGACGCCACGTTGTGGGGGGCGTTCAACACCGGCACGGCGGTGGCGGTGGCGGTGCGGCCGGTGAACACCACCATCGCCACGACGAACCCGGAGTACCAGTTCAACGTGCTGCCGCAGGCGCACAACCTGGGTGGGTCGGTGGGTGACCTGGCGGCGAAGTCGTTGACGTACAACCTGACCGGCGCGGTCACCCGCGACACCACCCCGTAGGTGGGTTTCGAGGTCAAGGTCACCGGGGTCGGGAATGTGCGCGCGGCGCAGCGCCGACTCGACGCCGTCGCCGCCAAGGGCCTCGGTCGGCGGATGGCGGCCGGGTTCCGCCGTGCTACCGCGCCGTTCAAACCGGCGTTGCAGGCCGAAGCGGTCAAGGCCATGCCGTCCGGGTACGGGCCCACCCTGTCCCGGTCGATGCGGGTGCGGCAGGCCATCCGCGGCTCCGGGTCGACGGCGGAGGCGAACCTGCGGGTGTTCGCGCAGGGACGCAGCAAACGGCGCGCGTTGCCGGACCTGAACCGGGGCCTGTTGCGGCACAAGCTGTACGGCAATCCAAAGTTCTGGTACTCGCAGCGGGTCCGGCCGGGTGTGGTGGACCGGCCGGCGGACCGGCTGATCCCGGATGTGGTTCGGGAGATGCGGGCCGTGCGGGACTACGTGGCAGATCAAATCGGGGGATAACTGTGTTGAGGATCAGGCTGACCAAGTCCGACCGTGCCCGGCTTGGTGGCGTGCCGGAGTGGATCGAATACGACGTCACCCGGCCGAGACTCGGCGAGATCCGGAAGCTGAAGGATCAGGTGGGCTGGCCGTGGAAACAGTTCGATGAGGGACTGAACTCCGAAGACCTCGACGAGCGGCTCGCCTCCCGGGCGGTGCTGTGGTGGCTGGCCGTCAACCGGATCTTCGAAGTGTCGTGGGACGACTTCGATGTGGACATTCTCGGCGTCGAGCTGGAAGAGGTTGACGACCCAAACCCTTCGGCCCCGACTGGGGCCTGAACCAGCTAGATGCCTACACCCCGCACCTATCCCGGTGGGGTGTGAAGCCGTGGGAAATCCACCTGCTCGACGTTGAGCAGTGGCGCTACTTCAAAGCCGAGATCGACCGCGAGTTGGGGAGGTCTGGTGGCTGACACCCGCGAAATCCTCCTCAAGCTCCTCGGCAAGGAGACCGTCTCCGACGCGGCGAAGAAAGCCGCCCGCGGCCTGGACCACATGGGCGACGCCGCCGACGACGCCGAACGGGACACCAAGGGACTGAACAAGGCCCTCGAGGAAACCCACCGGACACTCACCCGGCTCAAGGACCAGGCCCGCCGCTCCGACGACCCGCTGTCGTTCACCAAGGACATCAACAAGCAGCAGCGGAACCTCAACAACCTGAAGAAGCTGTTCGCCG